GCTGTTGTTGAACTAACACCTGAAACTTCAACCGTAAAAGAACTTTCACCCCAGTTTTCATCACCCCAACTATCAGAACCCCAACCTTGTTCAGGAAAAGATTTTACATCTCCAACTGATGTTGTCGCTGATACACCAGTTAATTCAACGGTCGCTTGATTAGATTGCCAAGAGTTTTGATTCCATGCTACGAGAGGATCATCTCCACCCCAGATTGATGTTTCTGACATAAGGAGTCCCTCCTTATGCTATCCTGATAATAGCGTTAGTTGAATCCGCTGTTGGAAATTGAATTGTAAAAGTTCCGCTTGTTACAGTTTTATCAGAACCAAATGCGATAACTGCACACGCAGGGTTACCTGATGCAGAACTGTTATAAATTAAAGCGCCATTTGCTGTGAAAGATGCACTTGTAAAACTTACATCTGAAAAATCACAAACTGCAGTTGTGCTTGAAGTGGTTGGAGTCACACTGGTTAAAGTTGCTCCACCTGATGTGTATGCTGTTCCAGATGAATTTGTAATTTCGTTAGTAGCTGAAAAAGCTGTTGTGCTAGCCCCTAATGTAGCGTCGCTGGTATACAGAGCTATTTTAAAAGTGTTTCCTGTTGTAGCTGTGAAATCGTGAACTCCTTTTAAAAGTTCTACTTTAAAACTTGTGCAAACTGCTGATGTTATAGCCATAATTTAATCTCCTACGGGTTTGCTGAGTTTACTGGTATACGAACAGCGCCATCAGTATAGTCGTCTCTTCGTCTTCTACCAACTTGCTCGTTAGCAAACTTCTGTACCTCTTGTTTATATTTATTCTCGTATAATGTCAACATATCAATCGGACCTTTTAAAAAGCCATACGCCTCTGATAAACAACAATATAACAGACCATTTGGAAAATTAAGGCTGATATAATTGGTATCATCATTCTCTAAAAGATTAGGCATTTTGTTAAAATGTATTCTAAATTTGTAGGCTTGATCTGGGGTAGGAGCCAAAGCTATACGTCCTGACGTCGTATCAGACTCCCCTGTTGCTCCACCATACATGGCATAATATTTAGGTTTACCTCTTTTTGCAGATTCTGTTGATGGCACATATTGTTGTAAATATGTATAATCTTTTTTTTCTAAATAATCATTAGCACCTGTAACAGCACTTGTAGAGTCATAAACTTGTACGCTTCTTACAAATAAACATCCTGCTGGAGCATTTACTTGATCTTGTCCTGCAACAAATGAGCCCGTTTGTTGTTTTCTATCTGCATCGATAGGAACATCTCTAAATATTCTGTATTGTGCGTTTAAAATTATGTTTTCTAAAACAGCGTCTGTTAATACATTAGAGTCTGTTTCTGTATAACTTTTTATTTGAGTTTTTAATCCTGATGCACTTAATCCTGCCATTATATAACTCCTGCTGCCTCTCTACAAATAGGACAACTTTTTTTATATCTGCTATGTGTTGCACATTTTACTGCCTTACCATCAACATCTGTGTATAATGGAACATCTGGTTCTGGCATTTTAGTGTAAAGTTCTATGTGTTCATCTTCTGGACACGCACATTGTTTAATACCAAACAAATTACAAATAAAATTTTTAATTTTTTTCATCATGCTGTTATCGTTACAGGTCCTGCCGATGCAGAACCTCCTCCTCCTGTTTCAGTTATACTAGATGTCGTGCCTGTTGCAAAGGTATATTTATCATCATTTATTTTAGTAATTAAATAACCTGCAGCTAAATTTATAGTCGCTGCGGCTACTCCACCAACAACATTTGCATCTCTAAATCTAACTCGATCATTTGTTGATCTTCCATGATCAGGTTCTTCAACAGTTATTGTTGTAGATCCGTTTGTTGTAGTAAATGGATTTAATGGTAAAAGTTTTGGAACTGCTGTTTCTGTTCTATCTGGTCTAACATTACGCAAAGA